AACTGCCTGTTTTTATTTGCGGCGGAACTGCTGCGCTGCGACCGCCACGGGGCGGCTCGAATCATCAAAACAGTTATGAAAGAGGCCGGAGTGACGGACGACGAACTGGTCGGCGTCCTTGCTAAATCGGACGAAATAGGAATGCCGGAACAGGTCTATGACTGTTTGGACAATATGTATTTAGACTAACTTTTTTAATTCAACTATTTATGAGAAAAATTTTAGTGAGCGGTTGCGCAAACTGTCCTTACCTGACAGTCTGGAATGATGGGAATGAGGAGAAAGAGCCTCATGACCGTATTTGCTCCGGTGATTGCCGCCACCCATCTTTCCATAAGGAATTAGGCTTTCCGCATTTTAATCGAGAGGTTTTTTTGCCGGACACGGAAATTCCGACCAGCGACACAAAGGTGCGATTAGTCGATCCGGCGGGAACCCCCGACTGGTGTCCGCTTCCCAAAGAAGATTAAGTAATACTAAATAGCAAATATTATGAAAAGCAGACAAATCGGTAATTGGCGAGTGCCTGTTGAACTCAAAGATTGTTCTTGTGGGTCGGAGGTTGTATTGTGTTTCTCGAATGGGCGTCAGATTCAAGGAATCTTTGTTGGGTTTGAAAGCGGCCGGGCCGTCGTGCAAAATGGGAAACGAGGAGCAAGAATAACATATCCGATGTTGGGACTGTATAAATGGCGCGAGGTTGCAGTTGTCAAGTCCATCGATGCGGTGGTCTATCCGAGCGACGAGCCGACGATCTCGGTGGTCGATGATGCGACCTACGGTGGTGCGCATTGTTACGTGATCCGCGAGTGCCTCGGCTTCAACGACGGCAAAACGCAGTATGTCGAGACCGAACAGGTCATTCGGTTCGTTCGGAAGAACGACGACGGGACGATGATTCCCGGCTTGCAATCCGAGCAGCTGGTGCTGGCTTTGCTCGACCGCCATGAGAAACTGAATGCCCGGTTACCGTCGGAGCAGAACGCCAAAATGATCGCCGGTCTGCGCATGTTCCTCGAGGCGTGCGAGGAGCGCGTGAAGAACCGCATGGAGCGCGGAGTAATGGGCGAACTTAAAAAGTAGCGGCGATGGGAGAATATGAGTGGAGCGATATGGTTCTGATGGTCAATGGCCAGCCTGTTCGGGTGCTGCCGGAGGTGGACTTCGGGGGCGATGCGCCGGATGAACAGGTCGCAAGAGGTATTTCCTCGATTGAATTTACGATGCGGGCAACCAGCGGCGCGATGCTCGCGATGGCGAAGCTGGTATCTCAATTCGGTCGTGAATTCGCGCAGTTCGCGGCGGAACTCCGCCGATGGGCAGCCGGATACCGTTTCCGCTCGCGGGTGGAGGGACGGCATTCGCGAACCCGCCGCAAACGGCGGCCGACAAGGCTTCAACGACGCAGACAAAGACAAACCAAAAATAGAGTTAAACGATGAAAGTAAAAATCAAAGGATTCAGCGAGCTGGAGAGCGCGAAATATGCGTTCGACAACAGTGGCAATCTTATCGGGGTGCGCCTCGATGCGGATGCCGAAAACGGGGTGTACAACATATTCCCGATGGAATTGGTGGAGGACATTTACGATGATTAACCAAATCGGGTTAAAGTGTTGAAAATAAGTGCGAATTGTCTTGCGTGTTCTAAATGATAGTGTTATGTTTGCAATACAATTAAACGATTGATAAACAATAAAATAATATGAATATGACACGCAAAGAAGCTATCCGAATCGCCACTAATTTTTTCACATTCCGTATGGGCGTAAAACCCGAGTCGATGGTTGTAACGATGATGGAACCAGCCGACGGCCGTATAGCCGTACAGACGACGACTTACGACGACGAAGGCGATGAGATGACCTATGAAATTGAGATCAAGCCGGCGACTGACAGTATCACGATGAAGCAGATTGTCTCCGATTGCAATCTCTCGGATTTCATTCAGGATGTCAAGCATTTGTCGAACCTTAAAAAAGGCGATCTGTTCCGTTTGGAGGGCGATTGTGTAATATGGCGCTTTTGCGGTGCCGAAAAACGTTACGGTGCATTGGCTTATGGTTTTACTCGCCAAAACGGCCGGGAGATATCTTGGTTGAATACGGATGTGAACGTTTACCCGTGTGGAAAATAAAACGACAAAACAATGGATGTTACCAAGATGACAGCAGCACAACGCGCCGAACTGAAGGCGCAGCTTGAGGCCGAGGAGCGTGCCGAGAAACAGAAACGCGAGGACGATATTATGGCGTATAAGGATTCCGTCGACGAGTTCTGCCGGGGCAAGTTCGCCCGCTTGCAGGCGTTGAGTGAGGAGATGCGCCGGGCAAAGGAGGAAGTGTTCGGCGATGCCGAGCGGTTGATTGAGCTCAAAGAGGAGCTGTTCCGCACGAAATCCGACCGTCACAGCAACCAGTTCACAACCTCGGATGGCGGCATTACGGTCGCTCTGGGCTACCGCACGAACGACGGTTGGGATGATACGGTGAACGCCGGGGTTGACAAGGTCAAGACGTTCATCCGTTCGCTGGCGAAAGACGACGATTCGGCCGCCTTGACGGAGATGGTGATGAACCTGCTGGCCAAAGACCGCAAGGGAAACCTGAAGGCGAGCCGCGTACTCCAACTTCGGGAAATCGCCCGTAAATCGGGCTACCCGGAGCTGATCGAGGCAACCGACATCATCCAGAGCGCCTATCGCCCTGTAGATACGTGTCAGTTCATCTCGGTATCCTACAAGGACGACAAGGGCGTGAAACATGCGTTGCCGCTCTCGTTGGCGGCGATGGAATAGGACCTTTCCCCTGCAAAGAAAATCCCACTTTCTACAAGAGAGTGGGATTTTTTCGTTACCTGATTTTCTTCAAAGCCAGATCGCGGTCGAAGATATGAATGGAGAGCACATCGCTGTCTATACATCCCGTGAACGTATTCGCGCCGGTCTCAATCGTGACATTCGGGGCTTTGTAGGAATACCGATATTCCTGTCTGACCGGATTGGAGTTTTCGTATTTCCATTCGGCCGTGCATTTGCTGTTGAGTGCGAAATAGAACGTATCGGTGCGTCCTTCGGTGGTCTGGCTCCATACAGTACCAATCAGTTCATCCGAAGCCGGGGTTTCCCCTTTGTCCGAACAAGATGAGAGGAGGATGCCCGCAAAACAAATGGAGAGGAGGAAAAGTCGTTTCATGGTAGATGATTTTGAAACAAAGGTAGTATTTTCCGGATAAATAGCTTAATTCTGTTAAGCAAATGGGGAGAATTGTTGCAATTCTCCCTAATTTTGTGTATCGAAAACTCGAAATCCCCCCCCCAGTGAATGCCGAGAGGAAGAAACAAGGACTTAATCGACAAGCGCAACGAGGCGTTGTGCCGCCGCTGGTATTACTGGACGGAGGTGCAGCGATTGCGCTTCGATGACGCCCTGAAGATTCTCTCCGAGCAGGAGTTCTTCCTCTCCGAGGACCGCGTCATGGCCATCATCCGGCAATACTGCAAGGAGCATCCGGATGGCGACATCCGTCCAGTCCCGAAAATCAAGGTTCCGAAGCTCACGGCCGGACAGCTACGCCTGTTCGCCGGGGAATAATCACACGATCTCCCGCACGAGGTACTCGAACGTCACCTCGTAGACCTTGACCCCGCCGCCGAGGGCATATTCCGTGCTGCGCCGTCGGTCGAGCTCGGACATCTTCGGCGACAGCCTCATCCCTTGCGCGGCCCGGAACAGGCGGTCGGCCATCTGTTCGCGGTCGGCGATCTTCGTCTCCGTCGTGGAGCCGATATGGGTGTCGTCGTAACAGTCGATTGCCAGCTTCAACGTGACGGACGTCTTGCCCTGCTGTATTCCCGGACGGTTCGCCATCGGCAGCCACTCCGTGTCGCCCATGCCGACGAGCACGCAGGGGAATACGACCGGATATTGGTCCTCCTGCGATTCGAGTTGTCCGTAGTCCTCATCGATGCGGACCTCCGGCATTGCTTCTTCGATGCGCTTCATCAGCGCGAGTTTCACACTTTCCATACGTCTACAATTTAAGTACTGACTCGACCTGCGTTTCTACATCGGCGCGTATGCGCTCCTCGAGCTCGCGGCTCTGGCCTATGAACTGCCGCTTGGGAATCTTGATCTGCAGATGCTTCTTCTTCGTCAGAGCCAGTCCGCGCCACATCTGTGCTTCGGGCGAGAGTGCGCCACTCGGGGCATTTGCGGCCGATTTGCGGCCTTTCGTTCCTTTCTTCGACTTCCCGGCTGCTTTGTAGTACATCGCCCACGCAAACCGCCTCATTTTGGGTGTTACGGCGGGTTTCGTCACGCCGCCCCAGTTGTGGATCGGCGCATAAGGTACGTCGTTCACGATCTTGACCCGATAATCGCCCGGCACGTAGCGCACGGCGTTGAACAGGTGGTTGCGGTTGCTGAGCAGCGGTTTGTGCTGACTGGCCGCCGACGTTCCGCCGGAGAGCTGTCGTTTGGTCTTCGGCCACGGGTGCAGCCCGCCGTCGACGAAGCCGCTCTTTCGGAAGTTGTCCTGAAAATGCCGCTTCGCCATGTTTCCGACCCGGATGGGCATCTTGCGCCGCATCAGCGTGTCGATCTCTTTTTGCTTCGCTCGAATGAGCTTCGAGAACTCTTTGATATCCATTTGAACGTCGTTCGAATAAAATTCTGTTCCGGATTTTGTTTCCGGCGAAATAATTGCTATATTTGCGGATGAAGGCGCGGTAACGCTTTCAGAAGCATCCTAACATAAGTCCGAGCTCCATGTCGGGAGTGTCTTTCGGCCGTTCGGATGCTTTTTCATTTTCGATATATCGAATACGGGTGTTCGTATATCTCGAACGTTTCTCGGTTCGTGCGCGCCTCACACTTTACCACGAAAGTCTGTTTGCCGACCTCCAACTCATACACGGTATATTCGACCAGTCCGCGCGATTGCTTTTTGTCGGTGAAGTGCTTCGGCTCCTCCACCCGCACGAATCGCAGCCGGTCTAAATAGCGATCCATCTTCATCGACACATCGACGCTTTCTGCATCGGCCGCATGGTATACCAACTGCCGAATGTCGGACTTCGAGCACATCACCGTTCCGTATTTCAGTTCCGGCCCCGAGTGTGCGACCGGCACCGGAAGCGGCAACCGGCTGATACGGGACGTCGCGTCGGATTTCTTTTCGGCGAGTTCCGTCCGTTTCTCCGCCAACGTTTTTTCCGCTTTCTGCACCGCTTTGAGTACGTTCTTGCAGCGGTAACAGTCTTTCGAGCGGTTGGTAAAGAGCGTGAGTTGCACACCTTTGAACGCACATTTCGAGCAGTCGGAGGGGAAATACGGGTGGTCGTCGGAGAACAGCTGCGCCGTGCGTGCCGGATTGCCTTTCAGACCGGGCGACGGCTCGATCCGCTCGCCGCCCAGCCCCGAGTTGTCGGTCACAGGGTCGTCGGTCGCCTCCCAGCCGCACTGGCAGCCCCACTCGTCGCCGGGCTTGTGTTCCTCCCAGAACGAATCGTCGACGGGCCACACATGGTCGTAGAATGGCATGTGCGACTCGCGGGGATTGACGGCCGTAGAGGGCAGCCACCGGATGTTCGGCAACACGTCGGCCTCGGCCATGAACTGGCGCATCTCGGCGGCACGGTGCGCCCGCTTGATGGCGGTGTCGTATTCGGTTCGGAGCCATGCCTCGACGTGGTGATCGGCGATTGGTTCGACGTCGCGTCGGAACTGCTGGTAGGACTTCACCTCGCCGTTCTCGTCGATGAGCTGCGCAGCCATGTCGCGCCCCATGCGGTGGGTCTTGAACGCCGCGAACACGGCGTTGTTGGTGCGCAACTGCTCCATGAAGTCGCCGCCGGCTTCGCTGCCGGAGAACCCGACGTCGGTCGCCGCATCGAATATCCGGCTGACCTCCTCGAAGAGTTCGGCATCGATCTCCGTGCGCGGGTTATACCGCCGTTCGTAGATGTTCCGAAGCGCAGCAGCCAACACGCCGCTGTCGAATGAGAATCCATTTTCCGCCGGACGTTTCTCGGCCGAATCGACATAAAGCGCATCGACTACCAGTCTAAATCCGCCCCCGCGCTTTCGGGGGCGCGGCCGAAAAAATCGCGCACTCGGTCCGTAAGTTTGCGCCCTTTCTGCTTCGGTTCAGATTCGGATTCCACCGGATCGTCCTCGTCGGCACCTTTGCCGTTCTCATTTTCCTCGTCGGCCGGTTCTTCGACTGCGGGCGCTGCCGGCCGGCCGGCGGCTTTCAGTTCGTCGTAGTTGTCCGGTTTCGGGATGCCGAACTCCTCGTAGAGATAGTCGTCATCGATGGGCAGCCCGGCTTCGTTCTTCAACCGGCAGATGATGGCCACCTGTTTCTCCGGGTCTTTCTTCTTCGGAGGCACGAACGTGAACTTACCTCCGGCGGTGTCGATACCCATCGATGCGAATACGTCCGTCACTTCGTAGTTCAGAATATCGAGGATGCGCCGCTTGATGAAGAAGACAATATCGGCTTCTCCGTCCTGCTGAACGGTCCCGAGGGCCTGCGTTCCCTTGTCGCCCGCCTCGGTGGTCAGCGTATTGCCGTTCACGATCTTGCTGATCTCGTTGTTGCAGATCGTGTGGAGGCGGTCATAGAGGTCGCTGCCGCCGGAGATGTTCCCGGCCTGAATCAGGTTGATCTTCGTCCCGTCGGGGTGTACGATGACCCCGGCGCCGCCCATGTTGTAGATGTCGTCGATGAGTTTCTCGCGCGCCTTGTCGTCCCAAGCGTCGTACGTACCCTCGCGGATCGGCCGGCCGAATATCTCGCCCAGCTCGGCCCAGTCGGCGACGTTGTTGCGCTTGAGGATAACCCAGAACGCCGCGACCGCGAGATGCCCTATCTGCCGCGGGTCGCCGACATAGAGCAAATCGGAGAAGTTGTCCCAGCTCTCGCCTATGAGATCGGTCTGATTGCGCAGGATCGTGCGGTTGATGGCATCGACGTGCTTGCGGGGTATCAGATTGTAGTTGATCCAACCCTTGTCGTCGAGGAAGAACTGGAAGAGCGAGCCGCCGACACCCTCCCATTCGTCGTTGATGAGGTCCTCGATGAAGCGGTTGAACCACGGTGAGTCGATGTGCTCCTGTATCTTTTCATCGATGTTCCCGTCGCGCTGGAATTGAATCGGCGTGGAAAGAATCGCCGATTTCTGTTTGCGCAGCACGGAGAAGAGATGTCCGTCGAGCATGACGTCGGCATACAGATCGACGAGTTTTGCCCGGCGCGGCCAATCGATGAGCTCCGCCTGTCGGATGCTGTCCATATAGGCGGATACGTCCAGCCCGCCGCGGCGTGTCGGTTGGAGTACGATGGTCTGCGACGGCAAGCGGCTGATGTTGCCACCGGAGGTAATGTTTTTGCCTTTCTTTTTCTTTTCTTTTGCCATGTCAGAATCGGTTGTTGCGTTTGGGGTTGCTTCGTATTTGGAACTGCGAGGCGGCCTCTTTGGCTTCCTGTTCGATCTCCGGCAACCCGTCTACTGAGATGTCGCCCTTGCGCACACCTTTGAGCCATTCGACGGCGCGTTCGTAGCGGTCGACGCGGATTTGCGACATGTTGCGCGGGTTGTGGATGGAGAAGATGTGGTAGATGGCGATGTCGAGAGCCATCATCAGCACGAGCTGGTTGCGCTCGTCGCCCTCGGCAGAGAAAACGCGGTCGCAGTCGTAGCGTGCCGCGAGATATCCGCGCATCTCGGCGATGGCGCGGTCCTCGCAGATTTCGATGATCTGCCGGTCGGAGCGGATCAGCGCGTCGAGAATCTCCTGATGAATCGAGGCGTCGTAGTCCTCCGGGATGATGAATTGTGCCATATCTTACTGTCTGTATTTGTTGCGGCGAGCCATCACGCCGCGGGGTGTCGTCACGACGGGGTGCAGTTCGCCGATTTTATCGTCGATGAAGCGGTTGCCGCCCTCCACGCAGTCCACGCCGTCGGCGTGGAACTTCAACGCCATTGTGAAGAACTTGAACTCTTCATCGAGCAGCTTCATGTGCGGGTCGCCCTTCTCGGCCTCGTTGAGCACCAGCAGCCCCTCGCGGTGGAGCGGTTCGAGGTTGGCTTCGATACGCACGGCCTTGTCGGTCTTTTTCTTCTCGTCAGGAATGACCGAGAGGCTGATTCTCGTCTCTTTCGCCTTGCGTGCGACCGCCTTTTTGAACACCTGCTGAAAGAAGGGGTCCTGCAGGGAGTTGTTCTCCTGCACGACGTATATCGCGCGGCATCCGCCGGCCCGGGCATAGAGGTAGAGTGAGAAAAAGTGCGTCACGAACTCCTCGGTGGTCATCTTGCCGAGGAACCCCTTGATGACGTAGAGCGTGCGGTCGAGTTTTCCGAGCAGCCACACGGCCTTGAGCGAACCCTGCTTGTTCTTGGCCGCACCTTTGGCCTCGGACTGCGTCGGGTCGGCGTAGATGCAGAGGAACGGGAAGCGGCGCAAGTTGGGAATCTTGCCCCATTTGCGCGGGCCGAATATTTTGCCTTCGACGACGGGGTTGTTGAAATACTCGGCCTGCTGCGCCTGCGTCGATATTTTCGACAGCGCACGGTCGATCAGCTCCTCGGTGTTCTTCTCCGGCCACGTGCTGCGCCCCTCGGCGTCACGGATGTTCACGATGTCATGGTGGTCGGCCATCGCGCCGGCCCGGACGATGCAGCAGTCCTCGGCGATGATGTTGCCGCAGAAGACGACCAGCAGCGAGCCGGAGGGATCGCGGGTCGGATAGAGGGCGTGTTCCCACCAGTCCCACTTGTTGTTCAGGACATCGGGGTTGCGGCAATCCTCATCGGTGTCGAAGTCGTCCACGAGCAGTACGTCGGGACGGATCGCTTCGTTACGTGCACCGCGCGGCGCATTTCCCGACCCCACGCCGTAGAACGCCACGCCCTGTCGGGTACGGAACTCCAATTCGGCCCACTCGCCCACGGACATCTGCTCGCCGTAGTACTGAATGATGCGCCGGTTCGATTCGAGATTGGCCCGATACGGGGCGAGCAGTCGCGCCGCAGCTTTCTCCGTCGCCGAGGCAAGAATAACGGTGCTTTTTCGGCCGGTAAGCGTCAGGTACATCACCGCGAACATCGTGATGGTGCTCTTCGCCAGCGAGCGGCTCCATGACAGCACCTCGTACCACTCGGGATTGTTGATGATGCGGCGGATAGCTTTCTTCTGGAAGGGCGCGAAGGGATACTTCGCGTATTTCGGGAAGAAGAACTGCATCCACTCGATGGGGTGTGCTTCGAGGTACAGCCGGTGCTTCTCGATTTCCGCCGGGGACATCGAGTCGTCGATGGGAGTATCGTTGTAGATGGATTGCTTGAGGGCTTCCCACTCCTTCAAGGCGTCGCGGTCGATCTGCTTCATCACATCAGGGATCTGAGGAATTTGTCGAACAGGTCGGCGAACGTCTTCGTCAGCGCGGGGTCTACCGGGCGCAGCCATGCCACGAAGCGCTGGGCGGTGCTGACGGCTTCGTGAATGCCCAGCTCCGTCTCGAGCTTGCTGATGGCGTTCGTCAGTTTGGCAATGGCATCCGCCTCTTTGGGCGTTGCGAACCGATGGCCCTGCTCGCGGCCGAGGATGACGTTGTTGATCTCCATGATCTGCCGCTGCAAGTTCTTGATCTGCTCCTCGCGGGTCATGGTCAGCGACGCCTTGTGCTCGTCCCATTTGTCGGCCTTTGCCCAGCGTATGACGGTCTGCCGCGACACGCCGCACGCCTCGGCGATTTCGGCTTGCGTGCGGTTCTCGTTCAGATACATCGAGAGCGCCCAGCGGCGCATCTGTTCGGAGGTCATTTTCGACATTGCTTCATGAATTGTTCAGTGCAAAATTGACCTATAAAACGCTGTCGAGCAAATGATAAAAACATGATATGAATTTGCGGTTTTATCATGTAGTCAGAAAGTTGCATCATAAAACACCGATTTGCAGAGGCCGAAAATGACGCTCAATTTTGCACAAAACGAATCGCAAAATGGAGCGCATTTTCAATATCATTCCCGGGCCGCAGGAGGACACCTGCTGCATCTTGTTGTACGGCGAAATCGGCGACTACGCCGATGTCGGCGCCGAGGATATCGTCTGTCAACTCGTAGCTGCCGAGCGAACCTACCGCAAGATCGACGTGAGGATCAACTCCGTCGGCGGTGAGGTGGCCGCGGGTATCGCCATCTTCAACTTTCTGCGTCAGTCCGCGGCCGACATCACGATCTATATCGACTGTATCGCCGCATCTACGGCGTCGTTCATCGCCGGCTGCGGCAAGAAGGTCAAGATGAGCCGCTACGGCCAGATTATGATCCACCAGCCGATGAGCGACGTGTTCGGCAATGCTGCCAAGTTGAAAGACTGCGTCGCCCATCTTGAACAGGTCGAGGATACGCTGTGCGAGATTTACGCTGCACGCACGGGCAAGAGCGTCGAGGAGATACGCACGACCTACATGGACGGCCGCGACCATTGGCTGACGGCCGAGGAGGCGCTGGCGGAGGGTTTCGTCGACGAGATTTTCGACGATAACGCGGTCGCCGTCTCCGCTTCGCTTACGCCGCGCGAACGCTGCGAGCGCTACACGGCGCTTTACATCGAACATGTTTCACTTAAAAATCAAGAACAGATGATCAACAAACTCAGATCGATGCCGACCTTCTCCGACTGTGCGGACGAGGCGGCAGTCATGTCGCGTCTCGACGAGGTCGTGAACAAGGCCCGGGAGCATGACGCAGCGGTCGCTGAGCGCGACGCTCTCAAAGAGAAGGTCGCCGACCTCGAGCGCAAGGAGCGCGAAGCCGCGGAGGAGGCCTACGATGCCGAGGTCGATACGGCACGCGAGGAGGAGCGCATCGGCGCCGACGAGGTGCAGGGCTTCAAGGCGCTCATGCGCAAGGACCCCGAGAACACGCGAACCCTGCTCGCAGCGCGCAAACCCAAGCGACGCATCATGCAGACCCTCGCTTCGGCCGCCGGTGCTGCCGGAGGCAAGACCGACAAGGACTACCTTGCCGCGCGTGAAGCGGAGGTTCGCGCCCGGCTCAAATAGTAATCAATCTCAATTCAATCAACATTATGGCAAATCCGAATATTCAAACCGCCTACGGTGGCGAAGTCCTCAACCAGATTCTGGTCATGGCCGCCACGGGCAACCAGCTCTTCGAGAAGGGGCTGATTCACATGGAGACGAGCATCGGTGATAAGTTCTACATCCCGCGTCTCCAGCTTTCGAAGCTGCTGCAGAAACGCGTCGAGATGCCCAAAAGCGAGAACTCGAAAGGCAAGTTCAACCTCGACGAACGCGTCCTCAAGCCGGAAGACTTCATGGTCTACACGGAGTTCAATCCGCGCTCGTTCGAGAAGTACTGGAAGAAGTGGCAGCCGACGGGCAACCTCGTGTTCTGCGACCTGACGCCCGAGGTGCAGGTCACGCTGTTGGGCGCGGTCCTCAAGCAGGTCGGCACGGAGCTGGGCTGGCATCTGATTCAAGGCAAGTCCGGCGACGGCGAGGAACAGTTCTTCGACGGCGTCCTCACGCGCATTCTGGCAGACCCCGATGTGGTGACGGCGACGTGCGAGAGCGAGAGCATGATCGCTCGCCTGCGCGCCGTCTGGGAGAAGACTGCGGACGTGGTGCGCGGCCATGCGAACTTCACCTTCCTGATGTCGTCGGCCGACTTCGACAAGTACGACAACGAGCTCACGGACCTGCATCACAAGGGTGCTGACCCGACCTCGACGAACGTCGCCCGCTTCAAGGGCAAGCGCATCGCTGCACTGAACGACTGGCCCGACGGTGTAATCGTCGGCACAATCTGCTCGGTCGATGAGGATTCGAACCTCTACGCAGGCTGCAACCTCGCCAACGACTACGAATGCCTGCAGGTCGACAAGGTGCAGGCCAGCGGCGAACTGTACTTCATCAAGCTGCTGATGAAGGCCGACACGCAGATCGCATGGGGTCAGGCGGTGACGCTGCTCGACTGCCGAACGGAATCCGCCGGACCCGGCGGCAGCGGAACCGATGATCAGGAGGTCGTCGGATAATCGAATACGAACGCATTAAACTTAAAGACTATGAAAGTAAAACTTGAAGTGCTGGTCCCGTTCACGGACAAGAACGACCGCACGGTACGCTACAAGAAGGGCGACACGGTCGCCTTCGACGACATCGACCGCATCAACGACCTGATCGCACGTGGAGTCTGCCGCCTCGTCGCCATTGAAGACGACGCGCCTGTGACTTCCGCGACCAACGAGATTGCCATCGGCGACAAGGCCTATCCCCTTGCTGCCGTAAAGGTCGCACTGGAGGCCGTCGGGGTCGCCGTTGCGAAGAACGCCGGCGTTCCGGCCGTCACCAAAGCCCTCGATGCACTGACCGAGGAGCAGACCGCTGCGCTCGCCGAGGTGCTGGCCGCAAAGGAGGAGTAACCCGGAATAGCGTATGACACCATCGGAATTCAAACGCACTTACTATCCGGCCATCGAGCGCGCCTGCGCCGGAACAGGGCTGAACCCGCTCTTCGTAGCGGCGCAGGCCGCGCTCGAGACGGGCTGGGGTAAGAATGCCATCGGCAAGAACCTTTTCGGTATCACGGCCGGCGACAAGTGGACGGGCAAGCGTCAGATCGTACGTACGACGGAGTATTTCAGAGACGACCGTCAGGGTGGAAACTTTGTCCGCGTGCATTCGATCACGCCGCTGGCCGACGGCCGCTACCGCTACGACGTAGACCGTGCTTTCCGCGACTACGACTCGGTGGAGGAGTGCCTGCACGACCACTTCAAGGTCTTGTCTGCGAAACGCTACGCTGCGGCGATGCCGTATCGTCACGACGTGCAGCGCTTCGCATACGAGGTCGCCAAAGCCGGTTATTGCACGGCCAGTCCGACGGTGTACGCCGACAGCATCGCGAAAATCGCACGCATGATCGAACGGGTTTAACTATCGACGGAAACAGGAAGATGGACAATGCAATGATGCAAATACTGATGTGGGCGTTGCCGAGCGGCTTTATGTCGTCAGTGGTAACGTGGCTCGTCACCCGCCGCCAGCGGAACAATGACTTTCTCGCCTCGTTGCAGAAGTCCATCGACCTGCTTACGGCGAAGTATACCGAGACGCTGGACGAGAACGTGCGCCTGCAGGCGGATAACGCCCGGCTGCTGGCGAACCAGCAGATCATGGCGGAGAAGATCGACTCGATGAGCCGGAAGATCGACCAATTAACCAAACAACTCAAAAGTATTCAGAATGAAAAATCGAATTCGGGGAATTCCCCTCGTGTTGCTTCTCGTCGCAGTACTGATGGCGGCGTGCGGGGCAATCAAGAACACGACGAGCGCGCAGACCTCCTTGTTGCAGCAGAGCAACTCCAGCGCGCAGCTCGAAGCGCAGGCCGCCGCCGTTCACGACACGCATCGGCATGTGCAGGAGCAGACGCAGACGGACTCGACGATGACACGTCGGGAGTATGCGGAACCGGTGCCGGAGGAGCGGACGGACATGACGATTCCGACGCAGAACCTCCTTGATCTGCCCGACGGCGCGAAGTATAGCGCACAGAACGGCCGTGCGAGCATCGAGGCCGAGCGGCAGGGCGACAAAATCGTCGTCCGGGGCAGATGCGACAGCATCGCTCGCCGCTGCACCTACTTCGAGAACCGCGTATTCCGACAACGCGTACTTATCGATTCGCTTACGGTCCGACTGGATGAGATGCAGGCATATCAGGCGCGCGCCGACTCGCTGCTGGCCGCAGTCTCCGCGGCGTATCATGCAGCCGAATATACCAAGAAACCGCCCTCCGGGTGGTATTGGTGGCTGCTTGTCGGTTTCCTCGCGGGTGGAGCCGCATCGGCATGGCTGACGAAAACAAACCCGCTGAAAGCGATTGTAAAACTTATCAAAAACATCGTGCAATATGGCAGATAACACACGGCAGACCGCTGCGGCGGCACACGACGGGTTCATCTTTGGTCTCGAGGCTCTTATCTTCGAAGGCAAGGAACTCGGCCTGATCAGCAACGACGGTCTGGATTGGGGCGGGGACGACCCCTCCTCGAACAAAATCTGGGCGGCACAGAAGCGCTCGGCCCCGGTAAAGGAGATCGAGGAGAATCCCGGAACGAACGAGATCGAGTTCGACCTGATCGAACTTAAACCCGCGAACATCGTACAGGTGATGGGCGGCACGACCTCCAAAGACGGCAAGAAGTGGAACGCGCCGGCGAAGCGCATCCGGCTGGAGGGAGCGGTTGTCATCCGTTCGGCGGACGGCTCCGAGACCGAAGTTGCGAAGGTGTCGCTTTTGGCGTCCCCGAAGGGCAAGTACGACTATTCGGACGTGATGAAGATTCATTGCAAGATGACCTTCCTGCTGCCGGATGATCCCGAAGCATCACCCTACAGCATCGACTTCGCTCCGAACGAAGAAGAGGAAGTCGTCGGATAGCACCGTCAAGCGATGAATGCGAATCCGCAAATCGAAATCGAGGCAGCGGAGGCTCTGCTGGACATCGGAGTCTCGCTGCCCTTTTTCAAGATACCGTTTACCCGCAAGTTCGTCCGGCTGACGATGAAACGCCCGTGTCTGGGCGGGCAGATACGCCTCGCCCGGCTCTACCTCCGAACAGGCATTACCTACGAGGAGATGCTGGAGTTCTCCAAGCACGAGGAGCTGGCCTACATGGCAGTGCACGGGCGACGGGTGTCGAAGATGGTCGCGCTGACGATTTGTCGTGGCGCATTCTCGACGTGGCTGTTCTCCGACCTGCTCGCATGGCTGCTGCGTTGGTTCGTCGACGACGAGTACCTGCGGGCCGCGAGCATGCAGTTCCTGTGCTTGCTGGGAACGAAGTCTTTTATGACCATTATCAAATCGATCTCAACGACGAACCCGATGAGACCGAGGTTGAGCCAAAGAAAAAGCGAAAAGGGGAGTTAAAGACCGAATATATCGGTTCCCATAGCCCTTTCGGTATCGTGTGGCAAATCGCCGCAGCGACAGGCTGGCCGATTCGCTACATCCTTTGGAGCGTGAACTACCAAACGCTTCGGATGATGCTGGCCGATGCTCCGCGATACGTCAAGAAGAAAGAGAAGACGCGAACGCTTTCCAGCTTCGTTCAATCGCGATTGAAACAAAAAAGTAAACAGAATGCCGAAACCCGTTGAAATAGAATTCCTGCTGCGCGACAAGCTCTCCGGCGGCCTCAATGCCGCCGGGAAGTCTGTCGAGACGCTGGGTGACCGTGTCGAGCGGGTATCGCAAAGCATCACGGAGCGCATTGCGGAGCAGCGTGAGCAGGTGCGCTACGTTGAACAATGTCTGAAAGACCTTCGACGGCAATACGACAAACTGGCACCGGGCAAGGCGCAGGTGGAGATGCGTGCGGAGATCGACGCCTGTACGCAGGCTCTCAATGAAGACAAGGCCGTGCTGGCCGGACTGCGCAGTGAGCATGAGAAGAACTCGGCGACGGCGCGCGGTCTTACGATGGAGCTGCGGCAGCTTCTGGGTGCTATGGCAAAGATGCGGCTCGAGGGACGTCAGAACTCGCAGGAGTACCAGACGATGGCGCAGCGCGCAGCCCTGTTGCAGGATACGCTGGGCGATCTGCGTACGCAGACGAAGATTCTGGCGCACGACAACTCCGGCCTGCAAGGTCTGATGAGCGGGGTGAACGGTGTGTCCGGAGCTTTCACGATGGCTACGGGCATCATGGGCGCTTTCGCGTCGGAGAACGAGAACCTCGTCAAGGTTCAGACGCGCGTGCAGAGCGTGCTGGCCATTACGATGGGCTTGCAGCAGGTGATGAACGCCCTGAACAAGGACTCGGCGTTCCGGCTGGTAACGGTCGTCAAGATGAAGAACATGCTGACGGCGGCCAATACTCGGCTGGCAACATCGCTGGGCATTTCGACGGCTGCTGCTTCGGCGCTCATGGCGACGCTGACGCTGGGGCTCTCGGCCGTCATTACGGGGTTGATCGTGCTCTGGAACAAGTATTCCGATTCGCAGGAGGAAGCTGCGGCCAAAGCCAAAGAGCGGGTGGAAATCGAAAAGGACGGTCGTGCGCAGATGATAAAAACCCGATTTGAAATCGACTCGACCCTGAAAACTCTGAGAGAATTCAATGGTACCAAAGAACAGGAAAAAGCGAAAGTCGATGAGCTCAACCGGAAATACGGCGAGAGCTTCGGCTACTACAACACCATCGGCGAATGGTACGACACGCTGCTTCAAAAAGGTGCCGCTTACATTCAGATGCTCTTTCTTCAGGCCAAAGTACAGAGCCTTATCAACAAAGCGACCGAGGCTGACGAGCGGGTGCAGGAGGCCGAGGCGAAACCGGAATCGGATTATGATACGTGGTGGGGCTACGGCGGAAAAGTAGACCGATTCTTTTCCGATAATCAGCGATATAAAAACTCGCCCAACGGAGTATGGCTGAAAAAGGAAGCGGTCGCTGCGGCTAAGAAAGAGCGCGATGCTTATCTGGACGAGGCGAAGAACCTGATGGATGAGATCGCCAATATCGGTAAGGATTTCAATATCGGCGGGTTCATTACGCCTCCGAAGAACGGTGCAACCGATGTGAACACGCTCACGCAAAACCTCGTCGATTTCGAGACGAAGGCTCGCCAGCGTATCGAGAACACACGCATCGCGCTGATGAAGGAGGGTTTCGAGAAAGAGCGCGCCGAGGCGCAGCAAGCCTTCGAGCAGGAGAAGACGCGCATCGCCAAAGAGGAGCAGGAGCGTCTCCAGCTTTACGAGCGGCTGCGCAAGGCCGGCGGGAAGGTCACACCGGGACAGAAGGGGGCGATTCTCGCACAGGCAGCGGCCCAGCGGGTGCAGGCCGCCCAGAGGCTCGATCATACGCTGACCGAGATCGACAAGAAAGAAGAGAAAGCGAATGCGGATCATCTCGAGAACCTTCTCGAAACCTACAAGGATTATGCGGCGGAACGCGAGGAGACCGAGCGCAAGCACGGCAAGGCCATCGCCGAGCTGCGCAGCCATTTGAGCGATGAGCGTCTGGCTGCATTGGGCAAGCAGATGACGGACCGGTTCGTCGGCAATGTCGATCTGCTGGCGCGGCCGATGATCGATGCGGCACGGCTGGCGGAGAAGGGTTGGCAGGATGCCGGCGAGGGAATCGCTACGGTGTTCAGCTCCCAGTTCGGTATCGACGATGCGGCCGGCAAGCGCCACGAGATTCTCGTCACGCCGATTCTGCCCAACGGCGATGTGCTTTCGGAAGCCGAACTGAATGCGTACATCGACGAATCGCTCAATGGCGCCGAGGACATTCTGAAAGCCGATACGCTGGGGCTTGTGATCGCCGTCGATGTCGATCCGGACGGGACGGCCGGTGAAGCGTTGCACCGGTTGCAGGAGAAGTACTATGCGCTGAAACAGGATACAGAAGGCAATGCGGCTTCCGATGCTCGGATACACCGAGCGATCAAGGTCGCCGAAGATAAGAAGAATCAAGAGCTGGCCGCTCTGTCGGGCCTGCTTGCGAAATACCGGGATTTCGAGGCCCGACGCGCGGAGATCAAGCGGCAGGGCGACAGGGATATCGCCGCGCTGGAAGAACAGCGCACTGAGGCCAATTCGGAACTTATCGACCGAGCCATCGCCGTAGCGCGACAGCAGATTGAGGAAGGCATTCAGTCCATCAACGATGCCGAGGCTGCGAGCATCTCCAAAGACAACGGGTTTCTCAAGCAGCTCTTCGGCGACTATTCGTCGATGTCGTTCGACAAATTGCGCGACCTGATCGCACAGGCGAAGCAGCTGCAGGCATACCTGAACGGCAAAGGTTCTGCGGAGGGTATCACCTTCATCTCCGCAGCGGAACTGAAAAATATCGAGAAGAGCCCGGCGGAGTTGGACAAGCTGCGCAAGGCACTCGACAAGTTACTCAACACCGGCAAGAAGGGCGGCGGTAACAAGTGGGAGAATATCTTCAAGACCTTCGAGAAGGGGCTGGCCGAACTCAAAGGCGCGAGCGGGATCAAGGAGATTTCCGGTGCCATCGGAACCATCGGCGGTGCCGCAGCGGACGCCGCGGGGGAACTCGCCGATATGTTCGAGCAGATGGGCGACACCGAGACGGCCGATGCCATCAGCGGCGTGCAGCAAGTTTTGGGCGCCGTGTCGAACATCGGTCAGGGATTCGCTAAAGGCGGCCTCATCGGCGGCATCGGTGCTGCCATCGGCGAAGCGGCCAACTTCATCGGTCAGGCTTTCGCCGCCGAGGCCCGGCATCGGGAGGCGCTGAAGGAGATCGAGCGTGCGAAGCTCGACTTCCAGCGGCAGTACAACCTCGCGCTGTTAGAGCAGAACCTGTTGCTGAAGGAGGCGACGAACGTCTTCGGGGAGCGTCAGATCATGAAGGCGGCCAACGCCATGCAGGTCTATAAGGAGGCTCTGTCGCAGTTCGAGGCTGAGATGAAAGGTTCGACCCCTACGATGAACTGGATCGAGCGCGTCACGGGCGATGCCTACGGAACGTACGCTGCGCGGATGGCCCAATATCAACAGGGCATCTATGGACTCGCTTCGGCACAGATCGTCACGGGACACAAGAAGACGGGCCTGTTCGGCTGGGGTAAGGGCAAGGACGTTTACAGCAGTATCCTCTCGGTATATCCGGAGCTGATCGACGCCAACGGCAATCTGGATACGGCGATGCTCCAGACGATTCTCGACACGCGGAAGATGTCGGACGAGACGCGCAAGTATCTGGAGAACCTCATCAGTTTGAAAGATATGATGGATGAGGCGGAACAGGCGTTGAAAGACTACCTCTCCGCTACGTTCGGGTCGCTTGGCGACAGCGTGCTGGACCGCGTCCGGGATATGGCCAGAGGCGTCACAGGGGTCTACGACGACATGTGCGACGACATCGCGGCCAAACTCGAGGAACTGGCCGATCAGGTCGTCTACTCATTGTTCTTCGCCGACAAGTTCGACAAATTGCAGGACGACCTGAAGGCGATTTATTCGAGCGGCAAGAGCGAGGAGGACATCGCCTACGACGTGATGGACCTGCTTGACGACTTCTACTCGGGCATCGGTTCGGACATGGACGCTGCCGAGGCATGGATGTCGGAATTTGCGAAGCACGCCGAGGAGATGGGGTACGAGCTGTGGAAACCGGACGGCATGACGCAGAGCGGCCGCGCCGGAGCCTTCACAGCCATGACGCAGGATCAGGGTACGAAACTCGAAGGGTTGATGACGTCGCTTCAAATGCACGGAGCCAGCATCGACGAGAAGCTGGACAACGTCTCCGAGGGATTGGCTGGGGCATTGGACGCTCTGAATCGCATCGCCCGGAATACCGATGATATTCCGCTCATCCTCGCGCTTCTTCAGGCGGTAAAGCGAGACGGATTAAAAGTGAGGTAGTTATGAATGTACTGACTGGCTTGTTGATGATAAACGACATCGACCCTTACGTCGAATACGGGGCTTTTCTTGCGGAGGACAAACCCGGTGACATGAAGAACTACTCGTCGCTGCTGAAGCCGTCGGCCGTGAAGCCGCAGAAAGAGGTGTCGTTTCGCGAACAGGATGGAGCAAAGGTTCCCGAAGTCATCGTCCAGCAACTTCAGCCTCGCGATGTGTCGCTTCAATTCGCCATTGTCGCGGCGGACCGGACGGAGTTCTCGAAGCGTTATTCGGCATTCCTCCGAATGCTGCAACGGGGCGAGGACGGCTGGCTCGATTTCTACTTCCCCGAGTTGAAACGGCACTTCCGGATGTTTTACAAGGAAGCCACCGACTATAAGCAGCTGACCGATTTTGAGGGCGAGGTTGCTGGGAAATTCTACGTGAAGTTCCGGGAGCCGCAGCCCGCATTTTAACGCCGTTTGAATGGCATTTGAATAGGATTTGAGAGCAGCATGAAATTGAAAATCTATAACCAGTTCGACGAGTTAAAACTGACGGTGTCGCCGTCGGACAACTCGACGCGTCAAAGGGGTGTGATGGCGGACCACATGTTGGCGCTGTCGTTCGTCTCTTTCGATTTCGTGCGTCTTGACGTGAACGACTGGGTGGAGTTCGAGGGGCAGCGTTACTGGCTTGTCGAGGAGTACGTGCCCAAGCAGACCTCGACCGTCGAATGGGAATACGATGTCAAGTTCTACGGCCCTGAAAACCTCCTGTCGCAGGCTTTGATGCTCAAGACGGTCGATGGTGAGAATGACCCCGTCTTTTCCCTGACGGCTCCGGCGCATGAACAGGTGGCGCTGGTGGTCGAAAACATCAATCGGCAGATGGGAACGACCGACTGGAAAGTCGGCGAAGTCATCGATACGGAGAACCTCGTCGTCGATTATGAGGGCACCTATTGCAACGAGGCGCTGAACAAAATCGCCGATGCGGCCGAAACCGAATGGTGGATCGACGGCATGACCGTCAATCTGGGCCGGTGCGAGTACGGCGAGTCCGTTCCGCTCGGGTACGCGAACGGCGCCGAATCGATTGACATCGCGTCGGCCGACGACGTGAAGTTTTTCACCCGGCTGTTCCCCATAGGCAGCAGCCGCAACATCGACCGCGAGCACTACGGCGCCACCCGGCTCCAGCTGCCCGGCGGTGCGAAGTATGTAGAGCAGGATACCCATCTGGGAATCGTCGAGCACTACGAGCGGGAGGCCTTTTCGGGTATCTACCCGCGGCGCATCGGTACGATCTCGAGTGTCCGCAGCGAGAGCGCGACCGGCGAAGACGGCGATCCGTTTACGATCTACTACTTCAAGGACGAGGAGTTGTCGTTCGACCCGAACACCTATGAAATCGGAGGTTTGGTCAAGCAGGTCACGTTCCAGAGCGGAGAGTTGAACGGTCGCGAATTCGAGGTGAATTTCAACTCGAAGAGCCGCGAGTTCGAGATCATCACCCAATGGCCTTACGACGATGAAACGCAGCTGCCGGGTGGGCTCTTGGTGCCAAAGCCCGGCGACGAGTATATCCTTTGGAACCTCCGGATGCCGGACGAATACTATGCACTGGCCGAAAAGGAGTTCGCCGAGGCCGTCGAAGCGTACATGCTCAAGCATCGCAAGGACCGGCGCGTCTACAAGATTACGACCGACTATGTCGACATCGGAGCGCGCGGCCTGCGATTCGACATCGGCCAACGCATCCGGCTGGAGAGCACGCGATATTTTCCGGAAAGCGGCTATCGCGACAGCCGGATCGTGCGCTTTACCCAAAATCTGAACATTCCGACACAGTACGACCTCGAGATCAGCGACGTTCTCTCGACGGGCGCCTTGTCGAGAATCGAGGACAATATCGAGGAGGTGCGCAACTATACCCGCATCGCGACGAGTAATTTGCCGGATGTCGTTCGCAGCTGGGAGAACACACCGGCCTCCGACTTCAATCTCTTCTCGTCCAAGCGGTCGATGAAAGAGTTTCTCAACAAGCGCAAAGCGGATACCGCCCGAGGCTTGATTACGTTCAAGGAGGGGATGCGGATCGGCGACTTCAAGCGAGGTGAACGTGGCGGGGCCATCGATGCGGAGGCGAATGCCGAATTCCAGACGGCTGTCGTGCGCGATTTGCTCCGTTCGACGCACTTCGTCGACGGCATGGCCGGCGCCGGTTGGCAGTTATGGCAGGATGGGCACGGAACGTCCAATTTGACCGTGGATTTCCTCACGGTCCGTCAGTCGCTGCGCATTCAGGAATTGCTGCTTGAAAAAGTCCGTGCTGTCGGCGGCCAGCTGGTCGTGTCGGCGTCTAACGGTAAAATTCAGAGTGCCGAATTGGATGCGGCCGGCGAATACTATCTTTTGCGCTTCGAGACGGATTGCGGCGTGGTTGCAGGCGATCTGATCCGCTGCGCCGTTTTCAACGGCCCGACGCCCAAAGCCTACTGGGTCGAAGTGGCTGCCGTCGATAACGGGGTGGCGGCTGTTGCCGTTTCGGAGTTCGGCGGCATGGAACCGGCGGCCGGCGATGAGGTGGTCCTGATGGGTAACTCTGAAAATCCGCTTCGGCAAGGCGTGATTTCTATCTCCGCAACCGAGGATGGACAGCCTCGGCTCGATGTATTGAACGGCGTTGCCGACAAGACTTTCGACGGATGTCTCCGGGCCCGGCTCGGCTGTCTGGATGGAATCAAGGATGATTGGTTTCCGGCCGACGGCCAGCCCGAAGGGTACGGATTATATGCCGATAACGCATTTTTGCGGGGCCGCTTTTTGCTGACTTCCGGCGAAGACGTCGCTACGAAGTTCGAGGTCATGGAGGGAATGATCCGGTCGAGCATCGAGACATTCCGAGACGGGAGCAGCATCCTCAATAACCCCGATTTCGCAGACGGCATTCGTTACTGGGATACGGGGAACGACATCGACCTGTTCGCGGCCGGCGGCCGGTTGCTTTGGCTCGACGGCGCCTTGTTGGCGAAGAAAGGGCCTTGCGCTTGCGTCCGTGAGGAAGAGGGACGTGCGGTAATGTATATCGACAACCAGTACATCAAGCAGCGAAACGCCGACTTCAAGACCCGATTGGATTATGAAACCGGGGCCGATGGCCTGCGTAAGCCGAGGGCTTTCAATTTGACGTTCCTCTATAAGTGTCTCGAAGCCGGTTCGCTCGATGTCCGGTTCGATGGCTGCGATGGAACCGGTTTTCAGTCGTTCGAGGCGTTCCGTACAGACAAGGAGCTGCAGCCCGACGATGAGTACCGAACGTTCGAGTGCTCCGGAATGTGGAACGGCACCGGCGATTTCCGCCTCTCATTTACCGGGAAAATCTTCATCTACATGCTGACATTGGGTGTCGATGAGGCGGAGGACCTTGCGTATACCTATCGAACGCTTTTCGAGCAGACCGACCAGCTGGTGCGCATCGCCACGGAATCGTTCGATGAACATGGCAATCTGATCAACACTACCGGCCTCGTGAGTAGAAAGGATGTCACGGGCTTATTCGCTATCGGCGGCGACGGGTCGTTGCAATCGTTCGTTGGCGCTTCGACCAAAGGCGTCTTCATCAAGGCGGGTAGCATCAAGTTGGAGGGCTTAGTTACAGCGAACGAGAACTTCAAGATTCTGGAGGACGGTAGCATCGAAGCCTCCAACGGAGTCTTCAAAGGCGAGATCGAGGCAACGAAAGGTTCGATTGGCGGATTCGAGATCGGCCGAGATCATATCGGGGCAGCCGTTGATGACGCGCATACGGCCTCTTTCGGCAATCTGTTTATCTGTCGTGATTTCTTCCGCGTGGGCGGTAATTCGGGCTACGCGATGTTGGGCAACGACGTGATCCCGCTCTCGGCTGGCGGAGCCTTCAGTGCCGTCGGCCGCATCGTCAATAAGAAGCCGAACAACGGTGCCCAGTGGGGTTTCGATTCGGCGAATTACGGTCTCTTCATAGACGTTTCGGGTGGTACTAAAAACTACGGGATATCCAGCAATGCGGCATTGATGGCGCCGGCTTTCGTGCCGACGAAAGCCTGTCTCTTGACATTTAGCGGCAATAGCTACGAAATCGATTTCTCGCAGTACAATACCATTTTGATGTACTACAATGAGCCGAACTACAGCGGTACGACCGTAACACTTCCTACGGAACTATCCGTAGCCAGACAGTTCGGATTGAATTCGCTGCCGAATGATTTTGCGACCACCGTAACATTCCGAGTTCGGCCCGGGTCGAAAACCATCACGCTGAAAGGGATATACAATCATAACGAGGATTTGGCAAATTATCAAATGGCCGCCGGCGATTCGGTAACCGTGCTGATCACCAAAGCGGACGGCTTTCGATATCAGATAGTGAATCATTCAAATTAAAGGCATATGAAAACAGTTGATCTCAAAGAACTGGAAATCTTCACGGATATCAGTAAACGGCAGCAAGTGCGCTGTGATGTCCGGCGGGACATCGCTAACCTTATTTATCGCGAGATGCACGGTATCGAGGCGCTCAACCTCGCCCTTGCCATCTACAAGAGCGATGGCAAAGTGGAAATCACGGATGACGAGCTTCGTATCCTTACAAGTGCGGTCGAGCGCTTCGGTACCGCAGCCCTCATCGATGCGCTCGCCAGTCAGGTAGCAATGTTGAACCAATCTGCAAAAGAGGAATAGCTATGCCCATTACAACTACTGAAAAAAAGCAGCTCAAAAAGGAGATTGTCGCCGAGTTGAAAGCCGAGGCGAGCGATGTGCTTCAACTGGAAGAAGTGACGTCTTTGGTTGGGGTAAGATCATTTCCGGCAGTTCGGGGTGAGAATCCCGTATCCGTGCCGCTCTCTTTATTGGATTTTACCCCCGCCATCAACAAGAAAGTCGATAAGGTGGCAGGCAAAGGTCTTTCGACGGAAGATTTCACAACCGCAGAGAAGCAGAAACTCGCTGGTATTGCCGCCGGCGCCAACAACTACACGCATCCGGCCAGCCACCCGGCGTCGATGATTGCGCAGGACACCACGCATCGCTTCGTGACTGATGCAGAGAAAACGACATGGACCGGCAAGGCCTCGACGGCGGTTGCTACGCAAGCAGCCAACGGTCTGCTGTCGGCGGCCGACAAGAAGAAGCTGGACGGCATCGCCACCGGCGCCAACAACTACACGCACCCGACGAGTCATCCGGCGTCGATGATCGCAACGGACGAGACACACCTGTTCGTGACGGCGGCCGAGAAATCGGCATGGAACGCCAAAGCTGCGGCCACGGCGGCCACGCAGTCGGCGATGGGACTCATGTCTGCGGCTGACAAAACCAAACTCGACGGCATCGCGGCCGGGGCGAATGCCTACACCCACCCGGCCAGTCATCCGGCGTCGATGATCGCGCAGGACACCACGCATCGCTTCGTGACTGATGCAGAGAAAACGACATGGACCGGCAAGGCCTCGACGGCCGTTGCTACGCAGGCAGCCAACGGTCTGCTGTCGGCAGCCGACAAGAAGAAGCTGGACGGCATCACCGCCGGCGCCAACAACTACACGCATCCGGCCAGCCACCCGGCGTCGATGATCGCGCAGGACACCACGCATCGCTTCGTGACCGATACCGAAAAATCGGCATGGAACGCAAAAGCTGCGGCTACGGCGGCCACGCAGTCGGCGATGGGCCTCATGTCGGCGGCCGACAAGAAGAAACTCGATGGCATCGCGGCCGGGGCGAATGCCTACACTCACCCGACCAGTCATCCGGCGTCGATGATCGCGCAGGACACCACGCACCGCTTTGTGACCGATGCGGAGAAAGCGGAGTGGAATAGTAAAACCGGAATCTTATCGGCATTGCACTCTGTGTCGTATGCGGAACTGATCGCTTTACGCAACGGCAAACAGTTGCGTCCCGGTCATCACTACCGCATTACCAACTTCGTGACTACCGTGGCCAATGATGCCGAGGCGCGCAGCGCCGCACATCCGTTCGACATCATCGTGCTGGCGACGGCGGCCGATACGTTATCCGAAGAGGCAAGGGCTATCGTGAACGAAAGCAATGCCGCGTATTTCGCGACCGCGAACCTCTCGGCGTGGAAAGTGTGGTATTGCCTCGACAACGACATCACGCGCTTTCACTGGGCCGATGCAACGAACGGCCGCGGCGTCATCTA